GGTTCTTCAAATTCCCCTGTACCGTTGCAAGTAGAACACATTATTCTAATCAGTCCATGTTCATATTCCTTGTAGCCGGCACCTTCGCAATCGGGGCACTTCATTACTGCACCCTCCGGATATCCACCTTGACCTCAAAGATAACTGTTGCTTTGTCTGGTCTAATGTCTTCTGCCTGGGGTAATGGTGAAGATGAATCTGAATCCCTATACCACCCCCTGCTTGCCTCTTCTGGGAAGATTTCAGGGTGGGAGAATACGAAGGGTTTACCGAATAACTGCCGTGAGTTTATTTTGTCCATTACTGCTCCTTTAGCTTACTGCGAAGAAAGTTCCTACCGGGAAGATTGCATAATTAAAGGCCGACATTGCCGGCACTAATGGTGCGCAATTACACCGCTCGCACTCAGGACAGATCGAGCTTTTGCACAGCCTGCAGGTCTTGACCTGGTCGGCACTAAAGACATACCCGCAGTTGCTACACTTCTGTACAACGACCTCAAGAGTTGCTGCCATCAAAGAACCCTATCATCCAGCCCGGGGTCATTTTGTCTTGGAGGGACAGAGTAAGTAGCCACCTCCGAACCATCGCTATGCTTGAATCCCCTCGGTAGATGGTTCTGGCAGATTACCCGGTCATAGACAAAGGGGATTTCAAGCCCCCTCACTGTTTCCTTCTGGAAGAAATGCACATCGGCCCGGCAGAAGGCACATACATCTTTACCGCAGATATCACACTTCTCTACCGGGGCACTATCCTTGCAGACATCACAGACTGTTATGGTATCCCATCCTGTCGGACTCAATACTTTGAACCTCATCTCGCTGCTCCTTATTTCTTTGAATATTACCAACTCCAAACAACACTACCATCAAGGGTAATAAATGCTATTGTCATACCTTTCTCATTCTCTATCCAACCCAACCACCCAGCACCCTCTGGCCTGCTATATAATTTTACTCTCATCTCGCTGCTCCTTATTATTATTTGTGGGGTAGGTGTCTATTCCACTCTAGCCGTAGCTTATTCTTATTCCCAAAGGGTAATACGTAAGCTGGTCTCGCCATCGGTTTGTGGGCTTCGCCGTTGCCCGTTTTCACCCCACATGGTTTGTTGCCAGCTAGTAGTGTTTCCAACCCCTGCTTTACTCACCTTCCAGGTTAGCCTCTAGCGTACTAGATACTTTACTAGGCATCCCACGGCTTTCAACCAGGCAGTAACTACAACTGCGGTGTTCCCTTTCGGGTAGCTGGCTTGATAAGCCTAACACAATCTATTCAGTTAAGGCAAGCCTTTCCTTGAGTTTCTTTAATCCCCTGAGTATTGTCGCGTTAGGATCGGACTCCTCGGCCTTGGCTACTTCCTCCCCGGCTGTCTTGATATCCTCTAATACCTGGGCCGGGTCGTTGATCCCCATAGTCATTAAGGCTACCTGCTTAACATCATCTGCTAGTCCTAGCTCTGGCATAACCTGAAGTATCTGTGCCATCGCCTGTGCGGCCTGTGCTACGTCATTAGGGGCTATAACAGGGAAGTCCATATCGACATACCACTTGTCAGGTTTAATCCCCGCCCCTTCCAATACAACCTCGTTAATATCCTGGTAAGTATCAGCCCACACTCTCTGGTTAGACTGGAACATCTTCATCATCGGGAGTTCAACTGTCTTGGCTGTGGCTAGATTACCAATAGAGATATCACCGAAGTACTGTTCCGGAATACCCACGGCAGCTGCTATCTGTAGTTTGATCTGTCGACCATCTTGATATGCCCCTGCAGCACCGGACTCTGTTTTGATGGGGGTGGTTTCAGAGCCTAAGTTCTCGATTAACGTACTAGCGGCATCCGGAGTCTTGCCGTCTAGCTTCCCCTTAATAGAAGCAACTGCCGCGGACCCGCCTTTGACTTTATTCTTCCAGGCAAACCGTGCCAGCGCTAACATGATGGCAATCCGGGATGATAAGAACTTCCTGTAATACTTTATCCAGTCAAGCGCGGGGAGTAATAGCGGATTGCCCCTCTGACTGATAGTGTTAAAGGCAAGATGATAAACCAAGGCCTCGTCTGTGTGAGCAACATCAGCTCCCGTGCTATCCTTGGCTGGTTCCCCTTTTGGGTTGATCGTACTCCGGTATATTGAAACATGCCCTTTCCCCTGAGAATCAGTCCATGCCCGCTTATAATATAGCGCCTCCTCTTTGTCGTCAGGGTTGGTGATTATCTCAGTTATCTCTAAGGGGTCGATTATCCTTATCTTGGTTTCACCAACAGCACCTAAGAAGATAGCAAAGAAAACCTCACCGTCCACAAGGGCCTTGTCGCTTGTCTTACGCTGGCCCCGGGCAGATAAGACAGACTGATTGGTCTTTGAATTCCAGAACGCCTCTAATACCGTTTGAGTTTCTTTGTTTTCTTCAGCTACACTCCAGGTCATACCGGTGCCAAACGTGTAGTCAGTCCATAACCTAATGGCCTGTTTGGCTAGTGGGTCGTTGGCATAATTTACACGGGACCGCTTGACATTGTTAATGCGAGTAGGGGCATCAATGACATCCCCGGTAGCAGCGCTGAAGCTAAACCAGCCTGCGTCTTCCAGTTTTAGATCGGCCGAAACTGATGCCGTGCTCTCCCGTAACAAAGCTTCTAATTCATCTTCTATCATTTTATTTTGCATTGGCGAACCTCTTTATCTTTTGGGTTAGTTTTGGCAGATTGCTAAGTTCATCTTCCCAAATTACTAAACAGCCAAAGGCATATTTTTTATAATGCTCTGTCCTATCTGCTACATCAAAAACAGGGTGCCAATAGGTGCCAAATAATTCTATCACTTGCTTCCTACCATTGGTATTAATGAAGTCAGGGTTGCGATTGCCAAACCAAACCTCACCATTGCCAGTATACTTGAATGGTAGCCCATTTTTCCCGAATAGTGCAATGAGTGCAGACTCAGCCTTATTGGGTGTCTGGCAAAAAACACCTTTCTTCCGTTGGTTTATTACATTACAAGTATTAGAACAGAAACGCCTTCCGGCAGATTGATAATCATTAAATGGTTCCCCGCATTCCTCACAATGGTATAGCATTTTGCCACCATTCCACATCGGATGTTTAGCCCCAGTTATCCGCCTTGATTGGGCAATGCTTCTGCACTCCGAGGAACAATACTTCCCAAAACCATTTATCACTAAGTACCTATATGCCTTAAATCCCTTTCCACAAATAAGGCATCGCTGTATAACTTTCTTGTCTCTGGCACAAGCATTACAAAGAGTAGTGCGAGGTTTCCCACCAAGCAATCTAACCCATTTCTCTTTACCGCACCCCTCGCAAGCAACCAAAACTTCCCTTTGATAATTATTGCCTATTCTAACAGCTTCTACTGCCCTCTTCATAGGTCTAAATTAACTCCCTCGTAGCTAATCGCGTCATACACTTGGACTTCCTCATAGTCAGGCTCGGTCCGCATGAAGTTTAATGCCTGGGTTACACTGTCAACCTGGTCATCATGTGCTGCATTCGGGAAAGCTGCGGTTTCATCTATAAAATCTATCAACCAAGGGGCTGATTCGGGTAGGAATACCTTGCCCGCTTCTATAGACGGGGTGCAGGCATTGGCCCGGGCTACCTTGTTGGCATCAACCTTTATCGGTAATAACGGGATTCTAGTGTCACGTTGCAGCTCTTGGATCAAAGACTGCCCTGATGCTTTATCCTCAATAATGACTAGATTGGGCTTATCCCTCTCGTATAGCGCCTTGGCTGCTATCTTCAGCTCGGGGAATTGAACCTTATCCCGCCATAGACTCAACAGGTAGTAGCCATTACTAGCTTCTCCCCATGTGGTACAAACGGAGTAGTCGTTTTGTGTCTTGTCTTTGAAGGCAGTATCCCAGCTTTGGATTATCCTCTCGAATTTAGGAGGTTCCCTGAAATACTTCCACCACTCTCGCCTGAATAACTCCCCCTCTGCTATAGTCGGGTTGCCTTGATAAAGGCTCTCGAATACCCTGCCGCCTACATCACGCTTGATGCTCTTGAGTTCTTCAATGGGGTATTGATCAGGCCATAACGCCTTCCCTTCATCTATCGCGGGGAAGTGCAGTATCTTCCATTTCTCACTAGCCGGGGCCTCTTTGATCTGCTTCAGTATCCGGCCGACTAGGTCATCTTCATGCCACCGTGTCATAACAATGATAATAGCAGCGCCCGGTGCCGCCCTGGTCCGAAAGGTCGTCTTCCACCACTCCCACACCTTCTCCCTCATTGTGATGCTTTCGGCTTCCTCAGCATCTTTGACGGGATCGTCTATAATCCCTACGTTGAAACCCCTCCCAGTTACACCACCGCCAATACCAACAGCATAATAAGAGCCACCCTGCTTAGTCCCCCACTCATGGGCAGCTTGCCTTATCGGTATGATTGTTTCCTGTGCTGCCCTCTCTGGCCTGTAATGAATATCAGGAAAGAGCGTAGTCATTTCAGGGGAGATAAATACGTCCCTTGCTTTGCGGGAGTGGGTTAAGGCTATCGACTCAGCATAACCCGATTGTACTATATAATCCCTGGGATGCTTGGCTAAGTACCAACAAGGGAAACGAAGCGTCACCAGCTCGCTCTTACCGTGTCTGGGAGGCATTACTACCATTAGCCGCTTGAGTTCTCCACGTTCTACTGCTTCAAGCGCTTCTGATAGTGCTACAAGATGCGGTGGTGTCTTGTAAGCCGGGAAGGTATAACGGCAAAAGGGTAATAGCCTATCCCTGGCCTGCCTCCTCCTGTAGTACTCCTCCGCCACGTCTTCCGTTGATAATGCTGAGTAATTCCGCATCGGTTAAATCCTTAGCTTCC